CATCAAAAAGTAAGATTCCAGCTCCGCCTGTCCATGGTGTTGCTGCAACTACTGTTCCTGTTCCACTAATTACACTTCCTGCCTTTACAACCTTCTCTCCGGTATCACTATCAGTAGTGCTGACATCTGTAAAATCAATGGTCATTGGCACTCCTTCGAACACCTCTCTGTTTAAGATCTCTGCACCGGATGGACGTATCTCGGTTGTTGCATATCTCATGTCTCCTCTTGCCATTCTTGCTTCCTTTCTTTACATGTATTGTTTCAAAACACTTTCGTCGACCTCTGTCGAATACGTCGGTAGTGACTTCATAAGTTCAACAGCCTTGCTCTCGTGACTGTCTCCATGTCCTGCGTTAACTTCGCCGCGCTCTGCCAGAAACTCCTGCATCATCTTTGATTTGAGCGTTTTCATGTGCTGTCTCAAGATTTCGTTTTCCTTATCTCCGTCTCCGTCAGCTCTTGCTTCGGCGTACTGCTGTGCTACTTCCTTGGACATTTCCAAAGTGTCCATGTATGTATTGGTAGATTTCATAATCGTCAACTCACGCTGCATTGCCTTGAACTGCTTGTCTCTCTCGGCTTCTGCTTCTTTCTTTGCTTCCGCTTCCTGCTCTTGAGCTGTCATCTTTTCTCTGAGTTGCTTTGTTTTAGCTGCATTCTCAGATGCAAGTGCATCAGCTTTGTTTGTGAGTTTCGCAATTAGTGCGTTTGCCTGTGCAAGCTGCACCCTTAATACATCAGCATCAGTTTCCGGTTCGTGATCATCACCTGATCCCTTTGACTCTTCATGAGTTTCAACCTCTGGTGTCGGCTCTGCAAAAAGCTGCAGGTTTAATTTTCTCTTGGTGGCATTGCGTTCAAATGTTCTGAAAATCGGCTGAGTCTTCATAGATTCATTCCTTTCTGCGTTTGTGCGGTTCTCTCCGCTTTGATTTGTGCGATTATTAAGCTCTTCTCTGAGCTGTTTTGCTCCTTAAAGTCCGTCTCCGACTTGTTTGCCCTAATTTTGTGCAAACAAAAAGCCCTTCAAACCTTCGTTTAAAGAGCCTGTTCTTTGCATGAATTAAGAGTATGTCACCCAGCAGCGACAGTTAATTACTTCCTCTGGGTTTGTAAAAGCAACTGCCATATCATGCGGATACCGCATAAGTGCTTTTCCAACTAAAAAGTAGTTGCTTATTGGTATAGTCGCTTGATCTTCCTTGTGGTGTGTTTCGCGTTCTTTTCCATCTATAATTGTGTTCCATGTTTTGTATGTTTTATTTCTGGTTGCCTCTTTGAAGTCTTTATGATTTAAAAAATCAAGGGCTGTGTTTTCGCTGACCAAACGTATTCGATCTTCTGATACAAAATATTTTTCGTTGACATGATCCGCAGTTACCTGTGCTGTAGATAAGCAGAAATCTGATATATAAGCCTTTGTCTCGCTGTCAAGGTCAATATATTGTGAAATCCATTTCAGCAATTTTGCTTCAAATTGTTCTGCCGCTTTCTTGGCATCAACTCTACCTGTTTCCTTCATAATCAGGATGAGTAAAATTAAAAAACGCATATCATCTTCAATTTTATTTGAAAATTCAATGCGTTCTTGTTTTTGCTTTTTTGTGATTCCCATTTCACCAAAAAATCTATTGTATGGCATGGACCGTATCTTTTCGATTTCATCAAAGCCAAATATCTGTGCCATATCATCACCTTATACCTTTCCGGTTATAGGGCTTGTTTCCAACTGATCTATTTGCCTATCAGTTGGTTCACTGTCTTCCACTGCTGCGGTTCCGCTTGATGCAGCAGCCTTTTGTACTGCTTCTATCATTTCCTTGCTGTCATTCCATGTCGCCTCAGTGTCTTCAAAACCGTCAATAAATTTAAGTGCATGTCTGCCATGCACACCAGTCTTAATGAGGGTTGATAAAGCATTTGCTTTGACTGACATGTCATAGTTCTTTCTTCTTGAGAAATGGAAATTAATGTCTCCAACATGTACTCTTTTGATTGGGTCATCGTCTTTAAGCACATTTGATGGAGTTAATTGAAGTACTTTTATGATAAGCTTAAGCTCCTCTCTCTGAGCCTTGCTTATGATTTGTTCCTCACGCACAGCGTCAATCTCAGCTGCACTCCATCCACTAGACATATCCATTGCTGTCCCCGTAGAACCACCGCCTTCTGAATCTTGTTGTGTAGGCACTTTGCATTTTTGTAAAATTCTTCGCCAGCGTGTATCTATCGCTGTTAATGTTGCGTTTGTATCAAATGCATTAGATAGTGCCTTGATTTGCGGTGTCTTTCCATCTGGTGTTGTGCTAGTAAGTACCCATTGCCCCGACTTCACTTCTATAGGCTTCTTGGTTTTGGGGTCAACTGGAAAATCAACATCATTGCCCCACCATATCTCCTGAGTTTGCTGCGCTGTAAGGTTTGCAAAATCAGAGACTAGCGTGTTAAGTTCGATACAATCTGATATCTGCCTCTCGAAGCAGCCTGTTCTGTCAACAGATCTCTCGTATTCAACTATCGCTATTTTTTTGAGTGGATTTAATGATTTTTTAACAATTTTGCCTTTTGAGACTTCAAAGCGCATCTTGGGGGTAAAACACGTGAAATATTGTTCACCATTGTCCGTTCTGTATGTTACTCCCATTAGCTTCTTTTGTTTGGCATCATTGCTATATACGCAAAAAGCATATCTTGGGTCTAACGTATATATATCCACAAGAGCTTCGTCATCTTCTTCAAAATCGGTTTTAACGTCAACAAGTCGGTATCCCACACCTACTTTCTCAACAAAATTGCCAAGCTCCTGATTCTTGTAACCGATGTCGCAAGCATTTGTAAGCATTTCATTAAGTGCAGATATTCCTTCATCGTCTAAGTCTGCTGGTGTTTTGTGAGCGTCTTTGTCAGATCGCTGTATCAGCATCGCTGGTGTTCCCCAGAAATACGCCATTTTAAAATCAGTAATGTAGTTTGCGGCATTATCAGTTACTTTAATATTGATCTCAGGGCGAACAATTTTTGGTCTGTCCAGTGGTTGATCGCCAGCTTCAAAATCTATAAGATATTGCATCTCTAACCGATTAAATTTATGTTTCTCGTATGCTTTTGACAATTCTTTGATTATGTTGTCGGCAGTGATTTCTTTTGCGTCCGTATATATCTTTTGACGTCCCTTTAGCATCCACATTCTGTTCGCCCTCCTTTCTTAATAGAATCTTTTGCCGCTGCTGCTTTTAGCTTGTATCTTTTTTTATAGGCTTAACTGACTGTACAGTACCGTCTTTTGTAAGAATGCAAGTCATTTGCTCGCATTTCCTGCATTGCACTTCAAAAGCGTTCGTCGCTTTCTTGTCATAGTGGAAAATAATCCTTCCACAATTGGGGCATGTAATTATCTGGCTACTCATAGCGTTTCAGCCAGCGGCAGCATCGAGTCTTGCAATTTGTATACTTCGTCCTGGAAAGACTCGTAATCGGAATTGCATTCCTTCCGGTTCTGCTTGTATAACTCATGGTTGTTTATCCAGTTGCTAAACTGTACCTCTTTAGGATTGTTTGAATTGATTTTTGCCTGAAACGCAAAAATCACTTGATCATTTACTGTGCTGTCTCCTGACAGCGATATACTCTTGCTTCTAATCGTTAACATGGCTGTCTCCTTTTCGGGTAATAAAAAAGCGCCATACATATGTAAGGCGCAATTAACTTTATTTCATACTTTTCTATTGTTGAGAGTATCATAGTAATAGCATGTATTCAAGATGATATCTTGTGTCATTTAGTGATATTAAATGATAGGTTTTAGTGTTATAGGTAACCATGAAATTCCAATTAAAATGTCATAGTTAATATTGAATTGTTTTTTATCTGCCTACCAATGCTTTCCTTGATTGATAGCTTGATTACTCTCTTGATTACTCTCTTGATTACTCCCTTGATTACGGGAGCTTTGAAAGCCGCATAAATACTAGCTTTTTGATATGCATAGGTAACCAAGAAATTCCGCATTAGTAACCAAGAAATTCCGCATTAGTAACCAAGAAATTCCGCATTAGTAACCAAGAAATTCCGCATTAGTAACCAAGAAATTCCATAAAATATAAAAAGGTAACAATTTTATATTTACAATGGTAACTTATGGTGCTATAATAAACATAAAAGTAGAGAAAGAGAGGTTTTACACATGGCTAGAAAAAAGATTGGGCCAATAACCAGTTTAGGAAATGGAGACAAACTTACTGTTCAAAAAAGTTTACCGCTGTTTTCCTTGTGGCGTTCTGAGCTATCGCTTGCAGAATTTAAAATACTCGATACATACCTATCGCGCATAGATAGTCACAAGCCAGAGAAACGAGTTGTGGTATTTGAAAAAGGGGAACTTGAAAAGATTCTAGGAGTAAAAAAAATCAACAATCAAGACCTCAAGGCAAGATTAAAGCATCTTATGGGAAATGTAATAGAAGTTCAAGATGATAGTGAAAAACAAGGTTTTAGATTGGTGACGTTGTTTGAAGAAGCAACGGCAGAACAAGATGATTACGGGCTGTGGCAAGTAAAGCTAGAGTGTTCTCAAAAAGCAATGAAGTATTTTTTTAATATTGAAAGCCTCGGATATCTTCGGTATAAGCTGCGCTGCATAACATTACTCACAAGCCGTTACACTTATATCATGTTTACATATCTCGAACAAAACCGTTTTCGAAAAAGTTGGGAAGTGCAGCTTGATGAATTAAGGCAAATACTTGATTGTGATAGGGAAGAACTGTATAAAGAATACAAGTTTTTCAATCAAAAGATATTGAAACGTGTTCAAAAAGAAATGGATGAAAAAACTGAATGTCGGTATACATATGAACCCATTAAGAAAGGGCGAACGGTAGTTGGCATAAGATTTGAAGTCGAAACATTACCTATATTGGAAGTGCAAGTTCCAGAAGTGCCAGCGCCGAAAGAAGGGGAATCAGATCGCCCACTTTGGGAAAGTGCATTGGATGAATGGAAACTATCACAGGCACAGCTAGAAGAGATACAGACGCTACTCGTAACAGTACCAGTTCACAAGCTGCCAAGTTGCCAGAAGGAAGATCTGGAAAAGGCTTACTACCAGTATATGGCACAGAAGGCAGCAGAGATTAAACGCAGGAATGAACGGAAGCGCATCCGTAGTCGCTTTTCGTATTTGCGAAAACTCATGCAGGAAGATATAGCATCAAAGCCACCGCAGGAAGGAAATCAGAAATCACAGGCGGTTGCAAGGGGGACACAGGCATTCCAAAACTTTACAGAGCGCCAAGATAACAACTATACAGACAAAATTATGGACAAGTTAAAAAGCGATTTAAAGGAATTTCAGGAAAATCAAAGTTGCTGAAACATCAATAGCAGGAGAATTTTGCTTCCCCTGCTATTTTTTTATTGGTCCAGATATTCACTCCCAAACTTTTTCTCAAATTCGTTTAATGCTTCTTTGTGGAGCTTAAAAACATGTCGCTGCGTAAAATGTAACTCATCTACTATTTCGCACCATTGTTGCTGTGCAACGTAGCGTTTGAACAGTATATTATAATACTTGAACTCAAGCTGCTCCATTTGAACAATGATTTTAGATTTTAAGTCCACAAAAGAATCAATCATTGAATCAATTTCGCGTTCCATATCTACCAACTTACAAATCGTAGATGCAGTCTTGTCTGTGGCATGTCCAGTTTGCACATTGACATCTTTTACACAACTCGGAACCGAACAAAGCATATTCTTTAACTGTGTTTTTTCATAGATCTTGTTTGATATTTTAAGATCAAGTACGCTAATTTGTGATAGATAGTGTTTTGTATCCATACATGCCTCCAATCTTAATAGATGCTGTTAATGATTCTTGTTGGTCTTGGTTTTCTGCGCTGTATGCGCAGCGCGAAGTTTGCGAATGTATCTGGTACATCATCAAGCTGCTTTTTCCCACTGGTGGAGTACTGGGCCAGAAGAGACATCATTACACCATATGGCTCTTTTGGTGTATAAAGCTTTTTGTCTTTAAAGACAACGTGCTGCAATATCCAGTTCGAACACTGATATATTCTTGCCTCTTTGTTCGTTTCAGTCATTCGAGATGATATGTTACAGATCCAACCTTTTTCAAGAACGCGTTTATCAACTTCAAGAGAGACACGATCTCCACCACTATTGCCCTCAAACTCACAATCTTCAACCTTGTTGTCGGCGAGGAGATTTGCGGAATTTTCGTACTGCGCTTCATAATCAGAAGAATTGCTGCATACGCAGTCTACGCAGTAATACAAATCTTTCCCCTCATACTTTATAAGCACTGGAAGGACAAAGAAATCAGTACCTGTTGATTTTGTATCGGCTTGAGCAGTGATACGTTCAATTTTCGAGGTTGGAAGTTCCTTGTATCGCATGATTTTTTCTTCTGGAAACAGCAATCCTTCTCTTTCAACCGGTCGTTGCATGTAAAGGCAGTTGTATGACACATCATCCATCATCAGCGCTTGCCTTGCAAAGAACTCCTTTGTAAAGCCACCTATTGCATAGTCAAAGTTGCTGTCGCCTGTCTCCGGGTCTGTGGCAGGAATAGAAATAACCCTTACGCGGTTGTTTCCATCGTATATATCTATCAGCCTTCCAATAACATCTTGAGTTGACCAACGTGTTGCTTGCATGATCTCTTTGCAAGGATTATTATTGCTATCAACTGTTTTTCGCTGTAATGCATCTACAGTATAAGCTCCCCACATCTTGTCAAGGTAGTTTTTGCTCAAGGCTTCTTCTAGGCTACCTATCATATCATCGGTAAGTAAAAATTTGCTTGCACGAACTTTTCCGGCACTCTTTGCGCCTACAGATGTTGTTTGCAAAGATGGAAATGGTTTATATTTTCCAACATTGAATTGTTGCATCAATGCATTTGTAGATGTAATTTTCAAGTCTGGGAAGATATCGTGCCAAGCGTATTCAAGTGCATCATCAACCATTTGATAGACACCATCGTAATACATACGTGTGATATCACCTGAGTGTGAATAGAACAGGCTGTAATCGTCTGGAAACCAACCAATTACGGCTGAATGGAAGAACTTGAGTAGGGTTGTGTTATGCGTAACAATATAATCGTCAGTGACATATAAATGTGACGGATCATCAATATATATACACTGGCACTCATCATCTCCGATATATTTAATTGATTTTATTCTACAGTATTCAAAATGGTTGAAGTTTTCACCAGAAATGCAAGGTATGCAAAAGTGAGTTGGTTTGTAAAGCATTCTTGAAGTCTCTACAACTTTTTGACATTCAAAAACTCCAAGTGAAGTTTCGTAAATTGATAACCATAAATGGTTGTCGGATGCTCTACATTTAGATCCATCATCAAGAGTAATTTCATAGATTTTGCGTTTCCCTTGAGGAAAAATTCCGACTACGGTTGATTCATTGCCATTCGCAGCAAATACTTTGTCGCCAACCTTTAAATCACCCATCTGAACAAAACCGTTCGGAGTAAGTACCTTTGAATATAATGGCTGTGCCTTGCCCGTACCAGGTGGCATGGATATGCATAGAATGTCGTACTTATCATCAAGCATACCTTGATAAGATTCTATAAGCTGGAACTTCTCGAACTGCTTAATCTTTGGCTTGTAGAACATCTTTCGAGGTTCGCGCTTGTGCTCTAAGAATAGTAAATAATCATTGAATATTCTTGCTCGTGCACCATTCAGATAAGTCTGCCAATACAGTTTGTCCCACTCGTCACCCTCTACTTTTCTGTTGCGATTGCAGTACCACCTGACATAGCTATTTACATGGTCGCCATACCCTCTATACGCATCAAGATTCTTGAAATCACGATTTGGTATAAACTCATTAGCGTCAAGCAGAATCAGTCTTGCTCCGCCACATAAGGTGCTGAGCTGGCTGTATGTAGGCTGCATGATGATCTGGCGCTGTATATTCTCCACACGTTCTTTGTGTTGTCTTAATTCTAACAAAAAAGAGGCTCCTCCTTTCCTAACACTTAAAGAAGAGCCTCCATTTTGGCTGTTACATAATCACCATTTTGATTATGCCGTTTTAATTATTTTCTTACTATGTCTTCTCTGTTTACCCAACCGTAGACGTTATCGCCTATGATGTGATACTGATGCTTGCCACTCTCACAAATACCTGTTACAGTTGCAACTTCTGGAATTGCAGTGATTGGCTTATCAGCCCATGCTGACATATACTGTTTATTGCCCGTAAATTGGACCTTATCGCCTAAGTTTATAACTTGTGCGTTAGCATTTGCAGAATAGCTGTAATAGCCGCTTCCTGCCTTTGTAAAGGCATATCCACATGAAGCGCCGGGCCATACAATCTTATACCAACCAGAAGCGGTAATTTCAAGGACCTCTACGGCTACAGAAGTCTTGATTGTATCAAGCTTCTTTGCAGATGTATCTGCCCCTGTGCGGATGTTCATAGGTGTGAGCGCAACTGCTGTTCCAATACCCTTGCCACAAAGGCTCGTGTTGCCTTCTGCGCTGTTCTGAGGCGGTTGGCTACCAGATTGTCCAGCCTTTGCACCATTGTCAAGGACAACTACTGTGTGGCCTTGTGTGCAGGTACAAAGAATGTCTCCTCTCAATAGGTAATCTGAGAACTTGGTATACTTTGCATCTGTCAAGATATCAAACAGTTTTGTTTTGTTCAAAATTTTAACTTCTATTAGAGTTGAAAACCACTCAATCTCTCTCTGTGCTGCAAACGCAACACACGTACGAACAAGGCTGCTGCAATCCGTATTTGCAGTAACATTTACCTTTGAGCAATCCCATCCATACTGTTTTGATTTGTCGTATAGCTCCCATGATCCGTCCTGATTGTAACCAATCAAATTGTTGGCACACGCTGCTTCCATGCAGATTGCGATACGCTCACGGATATTTGCATCCTTCGCGCGGATTATAACCCAACCCTTATCGTGCAGATACCATGGCTCAATCGCCACTTCCTGCCCTGTCTGGTCGCCGGCCTGTCCGCCCATCACTTTTCCATTCTCAGCAATTCTTGCTGATCCTACTCTAACCATTTAATTTCCTCCGTGTTGATTCCATATTCTTTCATATTCATTATTGATTTTTTTCAGCAGGTATCTTTTGTACGCCATCGGCTAAGTTGCTTTGTAGAGCGCAATATTTTAGATTCTCCATTTTCCTCCCATCATTTTTATTCAATATACCAATCTTCCGCTAAAAGATCTTCCACACTTGGGAGATACATCGCAAGTGAACCGTCAATATAACGCATTTGAAGATATGGATCGCAGTTAAGAAGTCCTTCTCCGTTATCAACTTCTAAATAGGCATCCACTGTGCCTATATCACAAGGATGACCAGCTGGTAAGCCTTTGCGATATAAAACAAAACGTCCGCTTCCATACCAACACATTCGGGCGACTTTATAACCTTGCTTTAGTAAATCTAGCGCTTTGCTAAATGTGAATAATTGTTTTCCGTTAGCTGTTTGCGATTCACTAGAATTATTTGCAATTTCCCAGTCTTCTGCAAGCATTCCCATAAAAATATAAGTCATATCAGCAGTGTCAGGAATGTTGAAAAGTTCTTTAAGCTTTCCTGAATCGTGTTTCGCTATTAAGGTTTTCTTTGATTTGTCGTAGTACCAGACTTCATTCCATTTCTTTCTTTTCATTGGAATGCCTTTTTTCATATTGGAAAATGCAGCTCTGAAATCCATAGTGCTTAGTCCTCTTCGTAGATGATATCTAGCCCATACGCAACAGCTGCATCATGTTCGATACGGCATCCACGAGCATTTTCCCATCCTTTACAGAAATATGCAGCATGGCACAGGCTCATGTTCTCCAGAGACTTTGCCAAGAAACAGAGTGGAATCTGTACAACACCGCGTGCCTTCATTGACTCGTTGCTGTACCACTCGTCTGTAAAAAGAGTATTTACGATTTCATAGCCCTTCGTCTCTAAAGCTGTAACAGCCTTTTCTCTTGTTGCAACAATTTCCTCATCAGTTTTGCCAGCCATTGGCTGTGAAAGCATAGCCTTCTTTTTTACTGGCAGTTTTTTGATGGCATCAATCGCAATATTCAGTGCTTCGTATTTTCTTTTCCTGTCTGGATCATCGTAAGTATCGGTGTCCTTTTTAATGCAATTATCACACATATTTTCCAGCAAGCGTGTAGCACCTGTAAGTTCTTCATATGTGTAAGTAGGTGTTAAAATTTCCATAGAATCCTCCTTCAAACCATCAAGGCTATAATTGTTGTTGCTAAGAATACAATAGTTGTAAACAGAAGTATTTTTTGGTTGCGTTTTAGGCTATACAGAGTGTAGAATGCATCTACAGCGATCATTCTCTCACTGAAATACTGATTTGTATAATCGTTATAGCGGTCGCGGCCAAGTAGATCTTTTAAAAAATCATTTTGTATGTGATTCAGGCGTTCATAACGCTTTCGATAATATCCAGTTTCCCATTCCAGACTTTCTTTTGTATAAATTTCCCAATCATCACTTACTGAGGCTTTCAACAAAGATCTTAAACGTTCA